GAACTGGGAAAACCGTCCCGCTGATGGCACGCCACCCGGCAAGACCAACACCCGCACCGGTGAAGTCAAGGAAAGCAATGCTGGCGGCTTCAAAAAAGGCGGTGCTGCAAAAAAGCACTTCGCCACGGGCGGTAGCGTCAACGATGCTGGCAAGGCAGTAAAAATGCCTCACCACTTCGTGTCTGCACCCGTGGCAAACAGCTTGCAATCCGGAACCTTCAAGAAGGGTGGCAAAGTTCGTCACAAAGCCGATGGCGGCGGCATGCCCATGGCTGATGATGGGTACGATCCCATTGTTGCTCGGGAAGCCCGTCGTCGGGGCGATGAACTGGAAACCATCCGTCGTGAAAACGAATCCACGCCAGTCATGGATTCTGTCAAACGGCTGCTAGGAATTCGGCCAAGTGCTGGGGCAGGACGTGGGTTTGTGAACCCGCCGATGGTCCGTAAAACAGGCGGACGCGCCAAGCGTTAACCGAGTGGGGGCTTCGGCCCCCGCTTTCTTTGGAGATTGACATGGGTGTTTATTCCTCAGCGACCCGTCAGGGCGCATTTGAGCCTTTTGAATTGCAAGTATCGCGTGGGCAAGTTGATGGCCACACGCCTTTGAACATTTTTGGGTACAGCACTGCGGTGGGCTCTACCGCGCTTGGACCATTGTGGGAGGGCCTGACCGTTTCCGGTGGCGCATACGCTTACCCCAGCTCTGCTGCGCAGCTTGTGCTTGTCAGTGACTCGGCTTCGGACACATCCGCATTGAGCGTGCAGATCCAAGGTCTGGATGCCAATTACGCCCCGCTAGTTGAGACGATTGCAATGAACGGCACGACCAACGTGACCACTACCGGCTCGTTCTTGCGCATCAACTTGATGACCACGACCAACGGCTTGAACGTGGGCAACATCACCGCGAAAATCAGCAGCACAACCTACGCCAAGATTGCTGCGGGAATTGGTCAAACGCAGATGTCGCTTTATACTGTGCCGAAGGGTTACACCTTCTACTTGTCATACATCCAAGCTGACGCAAGCATTGGATTCACTTCCAGCAACTACATGAAGTACGCTGAGTACAACAAAGACAATGTGACCGGTGAGAACAACTTGTTGAACCAGACCACCTTTGTGCAGTCGCTCAACATCCCATACTCCTACCCGATTTCCCATACTGAAAAAACTGACATCCAGTTTCAAATCATTGCGAACACCGGCAGCCCATTCCTTGCCAACATCTATGCTGGCGGCATTTTGATCAAGAATGCGGATTGATCATGCCAAGCAAATCACCCGCCCAACATCGCCTGATGGAGGCCGCCGCGCACACTAAGGGCGGGTTCGGTGGCGTCCCACAGAAGGTCGGCAAAGAGTTTGTCAAAGCCGACAAAATGAAAGAAGGTGGCCTCTATGCCAACATCGCTGCAAAACGTCAAAGAATCGCTGAAGGCTCTGGTGAGCGCATGCGTAAGCCGGGTGCAAAAGGTGCTCCAACGGCTGAAGCCTTCCGAGAGTCAGCAAAAACCGCCAAACTGAAGGGCGGCGGTCCGAGCTTGGCCATCGGTCGTGGTGAGAAGCTGCCTGCCAAACAAGGCGCAGGGCTGACCGCCAAGGGCCGCGCCAAGTACAACAGCGAAACCGGATCGCACCTGAAGGCGCCCCAGCCGCAAGGCGGAGCTCGGCGCGACTCATTCTGCGCCCGCATGGGTCCTGTCGCCGAGAAGAGCGAAAAAGGAAGCCGCGCACGGGCGTCTATGCAACGCTGGAACTGCCCCGGCTGGTAAGGAGAAATCATGGCGTACACACCAAACCCAGATCGTGAAGTTGTAAACGGGAAGGCTAAGGTCTCTGCAAAAGAGCTTGCCGATTTTCAAAAACAATACGGCAACGACAAAACTCTGCGTGACCTGTTGAATATGGACAAGGGTCTGGTCCGCAGGAAAGACCCAAACGACATCCAAAAAAGCACGGATGCGTTGCCAAGCATGAGTCGGCAATCCGGCCCACCTAAAGCGGGGTTTGTTGGGGGCGTCAAAGCTGCTGACCAATCTAACTGGGATTCGGGCGATCAATCCGGCGGCGTCAAACCAAAAAGCAGGTCTAGCTGGGATTCAACTTTTGGCGAAGACGCAGAATCAGGTTTTGAACGGGCTAAACGTGGCGAAAGTTTTACGGATAATGCGCTTATGGGCGCTGGAAAACTTGCAATTGCCGCCTACCCCGTTGGGCGGGCGCTAAGTGCTATTCGCCCTGTGGTTGGCGCGGCGGTTAAAAAAGCATTTCAAGAAGATGCTCCAGAAGCGCCTTTTGCTAAAGACGATACTCAATCGTTTAATCCAGAAAAAATGGTAGACCGTAGTCAGTCTGAACCAACATTTAACCCCGATAAGATGGTAGATCGTAGGTCTACGACTTTCCCCGGTCGGTCTGAACCAAAGTTTAACCCCGACAAAATGACAGGCAGCGATCAACCTGACCCAATGAAAAAAGGCGGCGCAGTCAAAAAATACGCCAAGGGTGGCAAAATCAATCTTGATGCGTGCGGTGTTTCGACCCACAAGCCCGCAAAGAAAAACGCTAACTGGTAAATACACATGGCCTACTCTGGAACCGTCGGACAGACCGTAATCACGGTCCAGCAGCTCATCGACCACGGTGCGCGGCGCTGCGGAAAGCTGGCCGAAGAGTTGACGGTTGAGCAGGTCCAGTCGGCCAAGGAGTCGCTGTTCATCCTGTTGTCGAACATCGCCAACATGGGCATCAACTACTGGGCCATCAGCAAGCTCGTCATCGGCCTGAAACCAGACCAGTACATCTACACCCTGCCCGTGGGCTCCATCGACGCCCTGAACGTGCTGTACCGCACCATGGACCGCCCCAACGGCAGCTACACCTCGTCCGCAGGCGGCACGGTATCCAATGTCTACGATGGTGACATCAACACCTACTGCCAGCAGACATCGACCAACGGCAACATCGCGGTCAATTTTGGGACCACCAACCCGCAGTACGTTGGTTCCATCGGGTTTCTGCCTTACATCTCTGGCGGTGGTTCGGCGACATGGAGCTACACCCTCCAGTATTCAACCGACGGTTCCACATGGAACACACTGGCCACCGGAACCAATGTGGCGGTGACGGACAACCAGTGGGTATGGACAGACATCGACCCCGGACAGAACGTGGCTTACTACCGCATGCAGGCCACCGGCGGCACAACGCTTGCCCTGCGTGAGCTGTACTTCGGCACGATGGCCCGTGAGCTCCAGATGTCGCGCCTGAACCGCGACGACTACACCAACCTGCCCAACAAGCAGTTCACGGCCAACCAGCCCTACCAATACTGGTTCGACCGCACCATCCCCCAGCCGACCATGTACCTGTGGCCGGTTCCATCGAGTTCGTTTGTCCAGATGACTGTCTGGTACTCGCGGCAGATCATGGATGTCGGATCGCTTTCCGGCCAACTGGAGATCCCGCAGCGCTGGTACGAGGCCATTCTGATGATGCTCTCGCACCGGATGAGCTTGGAGCTGCCTGCGGTGGATGCTGGTCGGATCACCTATCTTGAAGGCCAAGCCGAAAAATACTTCAACATGGCCGAGCAGGAAGAGCGCGATCGTTCGCCCATATATCTGGCCGCAAATATCAGCGTATACACGAGATAATTTTTCATGCATTTCTGCACATATGCCCACCACAAACCTGACGGCGCGATGTTTTATATCGGCAAAGGGTCGGTGGGCCGCGCGCATAGTTCCGCTGGGCGAAACATAGTATGGAAGCGCACAGTAGAAAAACACGGTGGTTTTTCTGTTGAAATACTTGGGCGATGGGCTTCTGAACAAGAAGCCTTTGACCATGAAATTTTTCTCATAGAAACTTTGCGCGACATGGGGATTCCACTGGTGAACATAGCGGCTGGAGGCATGGGGTCTACTGGGTTCAGACATACCGATGAACACAAGGTTTATGTGGCCAAAATGATGCGCGAGCGCAACCCAATGGCCAATCCAAGCATTCGCGCTAAACAAATATCTGCGTTGAAGCAAGCCATGAAACGCCCTGAAGTTCGCGCAAAACAAAGTGCTTCACGAATGGGTATGCAGTTTTCTGATTCGCACATAGCTTCTTTGCGAAAGTGCCATCCGACTAAACCATGCGTGGTTAACGGCGTGGAATACGTATCTTTGATGGAGGCATCGCGTGTTCTTGGTATTCGCCATGGAACCTTGCATCGCTGGATGACTCGCCCTGAAATACAACGCGGCGCAAAGTACCGACACATCACCGAAGCGAGGTGGGCGTAATGCCAAGATTTCTTAATACTGAGGGTTTAACTTCTATCGCCATCGGAGTCTGTGATAGGTGCAAGTTCAAAAGAGCATTTGTCCAGCTTGGGCCGGACCC